ACCGACTTCTTTTCTGTGTAAAGCTCCACATCCACACCCTGAAGGACATGATATACAGAATTATCCGCATCGAAGTTATCTGTTGACGTTGCCAGATAGCAAATAAATGGCAATTTCGGAGCCTTACCGACAGGCCATGCGCGATATGTCACTTTGTTTGAGAATCCGTCAATGGTCTTGAGAGCATCATTCAACTGTTTAAGTGTCATTTTCCTCTCCCTTCTTTTCCGTGACGTATAACTCAATGCGACCATCATCTCTGCGATATGAACGATATATCGAATAGATCTTGCCGTTATACTCGACAAGTTCCTGTCCGCTATATTCTGTCTGCCATACCGTCATCTGGTATTCGGGCTTAAAACCCTGCAACCCTGCCTGAAAGAACTCGGATGCCGACACAGAGCCAATGATCGCAAATACTGTGTCCTTGGTCTGCGTTTCCACCCATTCGCCAAGCTCGTCTTGCGTATATTCGATTGTGATAAGTTCGATTTTCTCTGCAAGATTCATATCATTACCACGTTGTATAGTTTGTTGCCATGCCAAGCTGCGCCTTCTGTTCGTCATATGACTTCTTAAACGCATCTGCCCGGTCAAGTGTGCCGTGTACCAATTCGAAGTGATAACCGCAATATGATATGATAGCCCGGATAACAAGTTTGTCAGTCGGATTATCGCTCACTGTTGTTTCGTCATCCACTCCTGCGATATTCAAATCAAGCACCGCTCCACCAATCAGATCCTCAAGCTCATCATCAAAATCTTCGGAACTGATTAAAAGCGCAAGTTTAACTCTGTCAAGCATGGTCAATCCTCTTTCTTCTTACTTGCCCTTTTCTTTGAGGAACCGGGCATCTTAACTGCTGTTTCTGTCTTGACTACCTCTGCTGACTTAGCAAGACCTCTGTTGATAGCATCAAGCGCACGGTCATCGGGAAGGCTTATAACCTCCCCGACTGCGTACATCTTGTATTGGATCACTTTGTCAGCAAAGGCTCTTACAACCTTTACTTTCATAAGCCACCTCTATTAGCCCTGTGCAGGTTTGGTGATAAGCGCGAATGCCTTGTCAGCAACAGGAGCTGTAGCAACATATATCTTGCCAAGAACTTCAACAAGGTCTTCTTTCTTTCTGGTCAACTGATCGAATGTGTACTCGATAGCCTGTCCATTAGGGAAGTTTGCGATTGCACCCTGTCTGAAGTCACCGACAATCGCATAAACATCATCCTCTGATGCTGACGAATATGCCGGAAGACTGTTGTTGAAGTGTACATCAAATCCCTCAAAAGGATCTACGTTGAAACCGTTTGCATACTGTGCGGCTTTGAATACTGCCCATGTCTGCTTGTTCATGATAACAACAGGATTTGTTGCCTCATCTGAAAGCTGACCAAGTGCAGCGGCAACTGTTCCAACAGCAGGAGCTGCCTTCACGATGTTTGCTGATACAGATGTTGCTGTTGCGGTCTGCGGAAGTGCTGCGATAAGACCAATAAGCGTATCTGCCATCTTCTTCATGATTCTGTATGCTATCTCATCATAGATGTAGCGAACGAATGCCTCACCTCTAAGGCTCATAACCTCGTCAGAGAAGCTCTTCCACTTCTTGATGTATGCAGGAACAAGAGTGATGATACCTTCATTCAGCTCTTCCTCTGTAACTGCACCCGATCCCTCGGTATGGATAACAGCATCAGCACCCTCGATTTCAAAATTAACCTTAAGATTGCCCTGAAGCTCAACCTTCTCAACAAGGCTCATTATCTCGTTGCGATCCCAAGCGGTCTTGATAATGTCATAAACGAAATCAGGAACAGCGATCTCTCCGCCTGATACGTTAGTGGTCAGAAGTGCTGTTGCGCTTCTCATCTCTTCAGCATTACCTGTCTTCAGGTACTCTGCGTATGCATCGATATACTCTTTTGAATTTCTTACTTCTGCGATGTCCTTCATCTCTTCTCTTTCCTCCACTGGTACAGACTCAACAACCTTTCCGGCTCCGTCTGCGATTGCCTGTCTTACTTCAACTTTCTTTGCCTCAAGAGCCTTGCGCTCCTCAAGCTCTGCATTGATGCTTTTCACTTCTGCGTCAAGTGCATCAAGGTCAGCTCCATCCATTTCGACTTCGGAACTGATTGCAACTTTTCTCTCTTCAAGCTGCTCAATGGTCATTTCCTTGATTTCCATAGTTTTTCTCCTTACATCTGTGTTAGAATCTTTATTCGTTTCTTTTTATTCTCAATAGCACGTTTTTCGGCTCTTACACTCTCCAGTGATGCTTTTGCACTCTCCAGTGCATCAGCAAGACCTCTTGCGCTAATTGATGTCTGTTCGTATGCCGGAAATGTTACGGCTGAAACCTCAAACACCTTTTCGATGTCTGTGATTGTTCTCTTCGGATGTTCTGATTCCTCTTCTTCCCACTCTTCTCCATCCACAACAAACATAAAGGACATCCCATCGATGTCCCCTCTGTCTACTGCGGAATAAAGGCTCCGCGCTTCTGAATTGTTTTCAACATCAAGATTCACCCGGATATGCAGACCATCTTCTTCGACAGTCATCTGCATCGTGCTGTTCTCGTTGTTATTCCGAGAACGTGCAAGCGGAATCATGTCCGTATTGTGGTTTATCAGGAATCGCACATCCGTCAAATCCGTTTCATCTAATGCTCCGCGCTGAATCTGCTCGTCATACCATCCGAGATCAGTCCACGCATCGTACACAATCGGAGTCCCTTCCAGATATGTGCCATGCTGTTCATCTCTTTTCGCTCTTACTTCAAAATCAAATTTACGAATTTCCTTGTTCATCTTCATTCACCTCATCACTTACTTTTTCATCCGCATTCCAATACTCACCGCGAATGATTCTCACATCACCACCATCAACAGGCGGCAGATTCCATATTTCACGGACGTCATTGATGCTCATTACACCTCTATCCAATAACTGACTTGATACGTTCAACTTGTCAGCATTGGTCATATACTGAAGCCTGTTTGCTGTCAGCATGATGATGTTGCCTTGGCTCTGTTCCCGGAGCGTGAACAACATTTTGGTCATCACTTCCGAAAACTGCACCGCAAACGGCTCAATCGCGCCCTCATAGAATGCAGACCACGCGTCACCGAACGCTTTATTCTGTAAGATGTCCTCATTCACCATGAAATGCTGATATACATTCTTTTCAATCAACTTCATTTCCTCTGGATCTATTACAAACGGAGCCGACTTAACTTGATTGATGTTCGTGTATGTATTCGGGAACAGGAGTAATCCGCCACCTTCAGCATCCTTCGCAAAATTCTCTTCACTAAAGCGTTTGCGCTCTTTTGCAAGGTCTTCTGCCTTAGTAAAGTTATTCACCTGCGCATAAAATCTGTATGTGGCTGCGCTCTTAACACCTTCCTTGATTGCCTGGTCCTGCATATGGATTAAATCCATAGTCGGAATCAGTGAACTGTTATTCTCTCCAAAGAAATCCGATTTATACTGATACTTTGTGAGTATTCCGCAGTATTCAAGTTCAATCGCGGCCTTTTCGCCATAATGGAACTCGTACCGCAGATACGGAATGTTGTTGTATTGGACTATTTCGCAATTATTCGGCAAAGGACAAACCACTCCGCTCGGCTCTCCGTACTTGTCATACACAGGACAAATAAATACCGTGTTGTGTATGTCAAGGATCGTTGATAACCGATAAAGGAACTGCGACCATGTCTGAAACTGGTTCGGAGCCTTTGCAAGTTTGCCTTGCAATGCAGGTCTCGCAGATCCTTGCGATTCGAATTTCAACTTGCTGATATGAACAGCCCTCGCATTGATTGCCGCCCGGACAAGCTCCTGCTCATAGATATTTCCGCCCCAAGATGTAAAGCGCGGCTCATATCCGCTTAACATTTCAAACTTGCCTTCGTATTTACCCTGCGTTTTAGGTCGATTCTTAAAAAAAATGTCAAATAATCCCATAACTAACCTCTATTGGCTAACTGATCGCCCATTTCTCCGTACCATTTCTGTCTTACACAGAATGCATCAGCCAAGGCTGCGCATCCGTCTATATGTGAACTCGCATTGAGCTTGATTAACTTGCCCCTTCCGCGTTCAACATTCATCTTGATTGCCGAATTCAGCAGATGAACCTTCAACAGATCATTGTCTCCGCAATGCACCTTGCCATCTTTCATTAGGCCTTCCATCTCCTGCAGGACACCCCATAAGTTATCACCCTGATATACGTCATCTGTTCTGAATCCGTATTGTTCCAAATCTTGTATCAGATATTGCGCTGAATACCGGTCATACCCAACCATAAGCGGCAATATCTCATACTGCTCTATCATTTCGACAAGCCAATCATAACAATCGTGATAATCAACGAAGTTATCCCCGGAAGGAGCCAACAGTCCACGCTGAATGTAAATGTTATAAGGCAAGCCATCTCTGGCCGTTGCTTCATCTATCTTTTCAGCCGGAAGCCAAAACTTAGCGAACACATACAGTTCGCCATTCTTCTCAATCACGATTGTGGCTGCCGTTAAGTCAGTGGTTTGCGACAAGTCAATTCCGCAAACCGCATAACTCGAACGGAATGATTCAAGGTCAAACGGATCACCAAAGCACTTATTGACCGTTGTTGTGTCGAGCCATGCAAGTGAACTGTTCTGCTTTAGATTGCAATATTTTGTAATAAACTCTGATTTTTTACTCAAGGAGCCTTCTGCAATGGCTATTTCCTCAAGCATGAAGTCAACCGAAACAGATACACCTAAGTTCGGATTACTCTTCCGCAGTTCGTTGATGTCATTCCACTTTTCTATGTCATCTATCACATATAAAAACGGCAACAACTTCCGCTCTTTACTGTCACCAAGCAGGAACCGTGTTGACCGTTTGAATATCTCATCGTATAGAGAATCGTTAATATATCCGGCTGTGGTACATGAGAGCAGGATGCCTTCTTCCCTTGCGCCCATGCCAGACTTCATAACTTCGTACTGCTTAAGACCTGCATCACCTTCCCATGATGCAATCTCATCACATACACAAAGGCTCGGATTAAATCCATCAGACTTCTTTGCGCTGAACGCTATCTTTTTCACTATACTATTAGTGGCAGTGATATACAGATCGGACATCCGATGCTTCGGAAGTGCGGAATCATCTTTTAATTTGCTTCCGCGAACATCTCTCTCTCCAAATTCTTCCTTCAACTGCTGATATTCAGGATCAAGAAGAGTCATCTGCCAAACGTTGTTGTATATGATGTCCGCTTGGTCTAACTTTGGCGCGATGTTATAAATCTTCGCTCCAAAGCCGCCCTCAATCCACCAAACATATTTTGCAATGGCAGCCGCAAGCAGTGACTTACCATTCTTACGGCCTATTATCAGAACAGCCTCCCGGAACTGTCGCAAACCGTCTTTGTCAACAACTCCGAACAGACTCGCAATAAATGCCTTCTCCCACAACTCCAACTTCAGCGGACTTGGTGCAAGTTTGCCTTCTGTGTGGAATGCATGAGTCTCAATCCATTCAATCGCATCGTTTGCCTTCTTCTGGTCATAAAAAAAGAGCTTGTCCTCAAGCCCTTCAACCAAATACTTAAGAATTAACTCGATATATCTACCTACCGTAACAGATCCATTTTTTACTTGCTGATAGTATGCATAAATCCAATTATTTTCCTTTTTCTTTGCCATATTTCGCTTATCTTGTATGAGATTATTCGAGAATCGAG